CTAAGAACTCTATGAGCATACGACCATTGGCTGTTTCTGCTGTATCGTTTAACTCTATTTCGAATCCGACATCATGGTTATAGATTTCTTTATCTCTAGTTATACCACCATAACCTATGGATTCTTTGATATCGCCAATGGGCTCAGATAAACTGAACCCACTGATGAAGATAAGACTAGCTATCGTTAGCTGAGTCTTTTTGATTAAGTTGAATAATTGCATTATCTGATGTAATATCTAATACTATATTTGCATTTGGTGAAACACAACTATTTCCTGCTCCAGTTGCACATGTACCAGATATTTGATTAATGTCGACGTCAGCAGAATCACCTACTAAAGTAAATTCTAAATTCTGTTCGCCGTCATTTTGCAATGTATTGATATTATTTGAATCTCCTGTAATATCGAAGTTCCAAACATTATCATCACTTTCCCAATCTATGTCAAATACATTTGAACTACCGATTAATATTAAATCAGCGTCTAATCTTTCTGCACTTGCTGCATAACCTTGATCTAAGTCAAAAGTGTTTGAATCACCTGTGACATCAAAGTTGATGTTTGAATCATCAGCACTGCCGATGTAACCAATATTCCAATCTATTTCATTTGAGTCTCCAGTAAAGTCTAACTTATAGTAAGAACTATCAGCTACAACTGGACCAAATAAAACATTTTGGTTTCCTGTGAAATCTAAATCAAATTCTAATGAAGAACCTGTAATACTCATTGCAGATAAAGACCCGCCTGAAGCGTCATCTCCACCGATCTTGTTACCAAAACCGATTTGATCTACGTATAGTTTTAAGGTATCACCAGATTGTGTGATCTTAATTTCGTTATCATCAGTGGCTTGTGCGAAAACAAATGTTGTCGACATTAGTAATACTAAACTTAAAAGTTTATTCATTTTCGTTATACCCCTCTATTTTCCAATAGCCACGATCGTGGCCTTGATATATTAATTCCAACACAGCAGCTTCAATTGCTGCTCTTGTTGCGTAAGTCACCGACTCATTATTTCCCACACCGTCCTCATATTCTAAGAGTTGAGTACCTTCCTCTATAAATCGGAAAATATCTCCACCCGACCCATAAGATAAAATAGTCTTACGAGCTTGGACGTTTAATAATACTTCACCCGTTAATACTGATACTGCTCTCACAGATACAGTAACAACGTCTTTACGATATTGTCTCGCATAACCAATACCAAGAGTTCGTGCGCCTCGTCCTCCTGTCATTATATTGGTATCATAACCAATTATTCCACCTTCTATTATCATTCCTGCAAATAGAAGTGGATTAAGAGGTTGCGGGCCACCTTCGCCTGCAAACTCTTGTCTTGCGCTTCGAATAATCTGTCTTTCACGAACTAGATTATCGACTCCTTGTCTTTCTACAACTCTAAACCAGGTACCTCCACCTGCAGTTTTGAGAGCATCAATTAATAATTCTACACCACCTTGAGTTGTAGCTGTAGAGAAATCTGCTATACCTTCTCTTGCTTTTCTTTGACCAGTCTTATCTAAAAAACTATATACAGCTACAATAGGTTTCTCTTCAGCTGGTGGTAAATTTAATAGTTTTACATAAGATGGTAAATCTACAGCTTCTGGTTGATCTACACAAATGTATTTCCTTGAAATAGGATATTCTATTAGAGTGACTAAATCTACGATCTCTGGTGGTTCACAATCCTGTGGATTATCTGACCACTTCGGTACCGAAGCACAGCCACTTAATATTAACATTGATGCTAAAAGTATTCTAACCATTGTCTGGGTCTTGTCCAAAATTACCAGTTCCGACTGGTATCTCAATTACTGTTTCTGTTCCATCTTCACTGACAACTGTCAATCTAATAAACTCTGCACCCGATTCATCTGTAACGACTTCCCAAGTAATCACATTACCTTCTAAGATAAATGAACCAAACCCTGCAGGGTCATCATTAGAGAACATTGATTCTACTAATTGTTTTGCGAACTGAGCATATATTCTACTCTCTAAGTTTCTAATAAATTTAGCTAGAGTTGTATTCTCAGCTTCTCTTTCTGCTGCGTTCTTGGCAGCCTCTAATGCATCTTCGATTGCTTTCTTTCTGGAATGCTCTTGGTTTTCAATAGTTAAATAATGTGCACCAGTTCCTACACCACTAAATGATGGATTTTTAAATTTGTGAACTATCTCGTCTGCAGAGACTTGTGGTGAAACACCATATAATGATATACCAAAGATTATGAGCAGGCCAGCAACTTCTAAATTACTTTTCATCTTTTCCCAATTCTCCTCGTTTCTTCTTTTCATTCTCTTTATATTCTAAAACTACATTTACTTTTTGTTGAAGCCTAATTAAATCTTGGTCCAACATTCTCATTTGGTCTATAACCTTAATTAATTGGAAATGCATCTTCTCAGTCGCAGGTTCAATTTCATCACTGATAAACTTCCATACGAAATATACGAAATAACCTAGACCCACCACCATCACAGCTGGGAATCCATAGTCACTAATTATAGTACCAATAGTACTTAAATCTTCTACATTATCCATTAATCTCGCCTCACATCAAGTTTACCATCTTCGATAAAATTTTCAGCTCTTGCTACTCTATCGATGTCTGGTCTTAACTCTAGGGCACTACTCACAAGCATATCAATCTTTATCATTTCATTACTCATTGTTCTAGCACGATTCTCTAAAGATTCGCAGAACATAGTTAGGGTTTTGATGTCATCTACTACACCCTCCATTATTTGTTTTATAATGATGAATATAAAGGCACCCATTACCAAAGCACCAGCTATTGGTAACCCCACGTCGCTTATTAGTTGAAATACTTCTTCCATAATTTATTATTTATTATTAAATCTATTTATAATAAATTATACTTCGATAGCGAATATTTTGGAATTATCTTCTTCTACTTTATTAAGATCAAAATTGATAGAAACACCACAACCACAGGCTGATGTTTCTTTTGGATTTCTGAATACAAAGACTTCGTTTAGCCCTTGTTTTTCAAAGTCTAAAGTCATACCAGACAGATATGGTATGGAAACTTTATCGACTACGAATTGTAATTTACCAAAGTCTAATACTATGTCGTCAGCAGACTTACTAGCAACAGAATCGAAAATATACTCAAAACCAGCACAGCCTCCGCCTGTGATCCCAAGCCGTATATAATTAAATCGTTCTTGGGCTTTCTTTTGCAGAAGTTTTTTAATCGCTTCATCTGTTAGTTCAATCAATGTTTCCGACATCTGGATAAGTTTGGTAGTTATGTTGTCGATGTTTTTTATCTTCCCAATCTTCTATTGCTTTCTTTATTGAATCTTCTGCCAGTACAGAACAATGCAATTTGATTGGTGGTAAATCTAAAGCTTCTGCTATATCACGATCTTTGATCTTTTTAGCTTCTTCAACAGTTTTACCTTTCAGCATTTCTACAAACATTGTAGATGATGCTATAGCTGAACCACATCCGTATGTTTTGAATTTAACATCGACTATTTCTTCTTTTTCATTCAGCTTTAATTGTAGCTTCATGACATCTCCACAAGCTGGAGCACCTGTCATTCCTGTTGCTACATTGGGTGCTTTGGGGTCGAATCTTCCAACAGAAAAACTCTGAGGATTATTTAAGACCCCATAAAATCTTTCGGTGACCTCTTTTGAATATGCCATTAACTAGAATATGCAACTGAGACTGCCTTTACACCTGCAACACCTGAGCCGACTTCTATAGTTTCTTGACTCAGTTTCATAAGATATACAACTTCTTTAGTAACAAGTGTGACTGTGCCAACAGTGGTATTACCACTTTTAACTGTAACTAACTGATCACTTGCATGACCATTATATATTCTTACTAATTTAGCATTACCTATATTTGAAGCTGTATTACTAACGGCTACTTCTGAACCGAGTAATTTAACTGTACTTGCCATTTTTATTTCCTATTTTTTCTTGGTCTGCCTCTTTTAGCCGGAGCTTTTTTAGCGGCAGGCTTTCTTTTACGTTTTGGTTTTTTACCATCAACATAGGCTTCATTTACGTTAGGTGTATTTGGGTCATCAGCAACGAATCTGCCTTTAGCATTTCTAGCTCTTACACCAGATGCTTCTCCCATGCCTAACATATTTTTTAACCATGTAAACATAATATATCCTCCATATTATTTATAAAAATCAGTCATTGGTTTAAACCAATCACTATACCTAAAATGAGCTTTCTTTTCAGAACACCAATACCAACCTTTCTCGGTCTGTGGTTCTTCCGATTCTACATAAGCTCCTATTGGAAATGGTCTCACACTTCCTCTAGTCTTTTCATCAGCCTCTCGGCTCTGTTTGTCACTTGTCTGTACCATCTTGAATCTCGCCCTTCAACTGCAGCAGTTTTCCAATCACCTTCTTTTAATGCTGCGTTATGTTTTCTAAAATTAGTTAATCTTGTTCTACCCATGTTGAACATCATATTCGCAATGATTTGCTTGACTTCTTCTGGATAGTTATCAAAATCTTCGTGTAAAATTCTGCAATCATCTAAAACATATTCTACGTCTCTTTCAAAACATTCATCAACACGTTCCTCTGTGATAGGAGTGCCAACCGATAACCCATGTTCTGGTTCTCCTTCCAGAACGAGATGGCCAATACCGAATGTAGGATAACCAAGGTGGTCATTATATATTTCATAGACTACGCCTTCATCAATTTTCAATTGTTCTTTTAATTTATTTATATCCATTTTATTTATCTCCCGCGTCCCAATTATCAAATCCTTGTTGTGCTTCAGCTGTGAGACGATTCAGCTCAGCATTATAATCATCTGTTCCATCTTCATAATCTTCACCATACATATAACCTTGTTTTGTTCCTCCACTATATGTACATGTTACTAAATAAGCTTTCATTATATCTCCGAATCTACTAAGATGTCATCAGCATAAAAATTATTATATTGTGTACTAATAGTATAAGTATTATGTTCACCTTCTAATTTTTCTATAGTATTCACTATATAATTATCACCACTTAAAGTACTTAGTTTATCACCGACTTTTAATTCTTGTGAATGTTTACCATATTTTTTCAATGCTAAATCTGGTTCAATAGAATATGCTTCATGGTTTTCTCCATACATTACGTGATCTTCTGTAATCTTGAATTCACCATTAATAACATATAAATTATCATGCAAAATTTGTACATTAGAATTTTGATCTACCAATTCTTTTTGTTTCTTATTCCAATTGTAAGCCCATATCTTAGGGTCTTTATCTACAACTTCTTTGATACTCATTGGTCCCCATTCAGTATTGACTAACATATCTTCATGTAGACAGAAGAACTCTCCTCCACCTCCACCACCAGGGCCACCACTCTGACCTCTTGTTGCTGTTAAACTAATTGCATTTGCTGTTGAAGAACCAGTTGTTGAAATTTCAGAACCTCCAGAGTCTATAGCTCTAAAAGACCAACTTGGATTAGTACCAGTACCAGTTTGATAAGTTGCTGTTCCTGTTCCTGAGCTTTTTTGTACAAACCAATTATAATCTGTAAAAGAACCATTATTACTAGATGTTGCTTGTTTTGCAACTGTCACAAATGCGCCTGATGTACGACCTGACCCTTCACTACTAGACTGATATGAACCTGTAAAAGAACCTGACCATGTTACTTGAACTTGCAAATTTTCTGGGTCACTAGCACCAGTGCCGAGAGTATAAGTTGTATGTGTATAAGAATATGTAAGTGCTGTACTATTATTACCATTACCACTTCTGACTCTCATTCTATTATCAGCGGGTTGATAAGCAAAACCTATTGAACATATAGCATTTGCTGTAAATGCTGAAGTACCAGATATATTACCCCAACCTTGAGGAACTGCAACAGCATTCGTGGAGTCCCAAGTAAACGGTGGAGTTGCACTATGGTTATAACTAAAAAATTCACTCATTAAATGTGGTGGACTTCCATCTGGTCTATTAGTACTATTAGTATTTAAAGTATCAGGTGCACTACCTGTACTCATATCTTCTAGGCTAACTTCCTCTGAGCCATCATGTGCGACATAACCACCACCATCAATCTCTTGATAGATTTTACCTAAAGTGATTGCATTACCTGAAGCTGGAACTGCCA